TCCGATCTTCAGAGAAGTTTATGACATTGAAGATTACCGCCAGCTCAAAGTTACAAAAACTGCTCTTGAGAATTACGCTATGGTTGCAATGACACTTCCGATGAACGAAGATGGTGAATGGGGTATTGACCTTGATAAAGCAAAGGACTTCTGGCGAAACCTTGATTCGGTACTTCCCGATGAGATCGGTTCTGTTTTAACACCAATGCCGCTTAACAAGATCAGTTTTGAACGTACTCATACCGGTGACACAAACACAATTGCTGAGGCTGAGCAGAGTCTGTTCACCGCTGCCGGTGTTTCTTCCCTCTTATTCAATAACGAGAAAGCCTCTGCAAATGCACTTTTGCTTTCCATTAAGAACGACCAAACGATTACATATGGAATAGTCAAGAGTATCTGTGATGCTATAAATCGTTTCTTACAGGATCAGAGTTACGGGAAGAATTTTAAGATTAATATCTTAGATTGTTCTCCGTACAACAGAAAGGAACTTGGCGACGCTTATCTTAAAGCCGCATCTTATGGACTCCCCACAATATCCTTGTATGCAGCATCTCAGGGACTTGGACAAGCAGAGCTTGATAGCATGAGCTTCCTTGAAGTAGATGTACTTGGTTTGCAGGATATGTTTAAGCCTTTACGTAATTCATCTCAAATGAGTAATACCGGTGAAGACAGTCAAGGCGCTACCGATGAAGGTGGTGCTCCAATAAAAGACATGGACGAACTGACGGAGAGCGGCGAGCAAAATAGAGAGGATGCTTAGGATGAACGGTAAATTTATTTACGCCTGCGGAATAGAATCGCGGGATGAACTCCTCAAACGTGGATACCAGTTACTTAAAACCAATGAGGATAAGCAAGTTTATGTTTTTTTAAACTCCGCTGAAAATAATACATTAAACTTCGACCTTGAAGGATGTAAAGGAACATATGCAATATCGGATGTGCTGACTTTCTAAGCTGCACATTTGCCTCGTACTGAAAAAGTATGGGGCTGTTTTTATTATGAGGTGATTTGATGGAAAAAGTTATGACAATGACTTATTCATCATCTCTTACCGATCTGGTTGAATTAAAAAATTCTTCTTTTGCTCACGGCGTACTGCGTATTTGTTATCACGGAGATAACCGCAACAATTCTCATATATCCAAAGAAGTGCTCGAGAGGTGTATACCAACACTGTACAATTGTCCGATCGTATGTCACTACGACAGAGAAACCGATGAAATCGGTGGGCATGACTTTGAAATAATACGTGATAAAGATGGAACGCTTAGAATGGTAAATCTAACCGTTCCGGTTGGAGTTATACCGAGTACTGCAAGAACATGGTTCGATATGTACGAAGAGGATGATGGTACCATTCATGAGTATCTGTACACCGAAGCTCTGATATGGAAAAGACAAGAAGCTTACAGAAAAATAAAAGAAAATGGCAGCACCGATCACTCTATGGAAATAACAATCAAGAGCGGCGAAATGATTGACGGCGTTTATCACATCAATGATTTCGAATTTACCGCTTTTGCACTTATTGGAGTTGAACCTTGCTTTGAAGGTTCTGCTCTCGAATTATACTCGGCAGCTGATTTCAGATCGCAGATGAATGAGATGATGAAGGAATTTAAGGAAAGCTTTAATTTGGTCACTGCCTCAACAGAGGTTGACAATACAATCACAGAAAATTGTACGGAAGGAGGAATAAAGGTTTTGGAAGATAACACAACAATGAATATTGTGGCAGACATCAGCAACACTATTGCAAATACTGTAGATAATACTTTGATGCTCTCAATAGACGGAATCACTGGTACTGCTGAGATGGATATCGAAAACATGGCTGCTGATTTAGTTAGTGTAATTGCAGACACAGATGCTACCCCCGGTATTGATTCCGAAAATTATGCACTCACAGACAACATAGTCAGCGAAATCATCAGAGGAATCGAGGAGCCCAAGATAACACGCGAATGGGGAGAAGTATGCCGCTATTGGTATGTAGACTGCGATTTTGATGTTCATGAGGTTTACTGTTGGGATACAGCTGATTGGCTTCTGTACGGATTTACATATAGTCTCGATGGAGACAATGTAATAATCGATTTTGATTCAAAGAAACGCAAGAAATATGCGATCATTGACTTTGACGAAGGCGAGCAGAAGTCTCCGTTTGCCGAAGTATTCAATAAGCTTGAAGCGAAGTTTAATGAAGCATCTGCATTTGAATCCAAGTACAGTGAAGCTAATGAAACGATTAACTCTCTCAATACCGAGGTAGAACGTCTGCGCAAGTTTGAAGAAGAAACAAATGCTGGCATAGCAAAGGCGGCTCGTGATGAGCTGTTCCAGAAGTTCGAAGATCTCAACGGCGTTGAAGCGTTTGAACTTCTCCGTGAAAATTGCATGGAGTATGAGCTTGATGTGCTTGAGGAAAAGTGTTACGCAGTACGCGGAAAGATTAACACATCCGCAAAGTTCTCTGTCGAGAATAAGACTCCCAAATTAAAAGTCACACCGACTGAATCCACCAACGAACCGTATGGTGGTCTTTTTGTTAAATACGGTTATGAATCTAAGAATGAATAATTAGGAGGTTTTGATATGGCTACCAAATATGCTGTTGTCCGTACGGACAATCTTACTGGCACTGATGTACGCGCTATGCTTACTTCTGTAAAGTATATGGGCGCAGATGGTCAGACCCCGACCGAAATCGAGAACGGTTCTGTTCTTAAGGTCGGTACTCTCATGGAGGGTGAACGTGAAATTTATGTAGGCGAAGTTCCTGCTGCAAACGATGCACTTAAGGATATCGTTCTTGTTGCAACTCCCGAAGTAATGTACGACGAACGCAAGCGTAATCTTGATGAATACATCAATGAAGCTAATGTCGCTTGCCGTGGCTACCGTTTCCATAATGGTGATATTTTCTCTGTTACTAAGGAAGCTTTTGTCGGCGCAGAACCGGCAGTAGGCAATGTTGTTGAACTTGCTGCAGGCACCAAGATGAATGTAGCAGCTTCTGCAACTGCAGGCGCTACCACTATCGGTAAGATTATCGAAATTGAAGTGGCTGGCCGTTATACATATTATGCAGTTCTTGTCGGCGAAGTTGCCGCTCAGTAATTTTAAAGAAGGAGGAAACTATCATGGCTGAAATTAATGATATTGTAAAGCTTGCGATTGATACATACAACGGTAATGTTGAAAAGTATTCTGTCGCTCAGGGCAGTAATGCGCTCACCGAAGCCCTTGTTGAAGTAAACAATGGCAAGACCCATCTTGACTACAAGGATATCCGCGATGGCAAGTGTCAGGGTCTTTATGCGTTCCTCGAAGAAACTCTCAGCAGAACTGTTGTAGATGGTCTTCAGGGTGACGAATATTTTAATACTCTTTGCGATTTCCGTAATATTGCACAGGGTAACAAGAATCTCTTCCTCGTTGAAGATAATGATCTTTTCGTAGTAGCTGACATCGCTGAAGGTACTCAGGGCATTCGCCGTCAGAGACTCGGTGGAGTAAGCGAAGTTTCTATTCCGACTTCCCTCAAGGCTGTCAGAATTTACGAAGAAATGAATCGCGTTCTCTCCGGCCGCGTTGACTTTAATACCTTTATCAATAAGGTTTCTGAATCTTTCAAGCAGAAGCTCCTGAATGATGTTTACTCTCTTTGGAGTGCAGCAACTGCTGATCAGTTCGGTGGCAACACTTATTTCCCGACTGCAGGCGCATATTCCGAAGATGCACTTCTCGATCTTGTTGCTCATGTAGAAGCAGCTGCAGGCGGTAAGCCGGCAACTATTCTTGGTACCAAGAAGGCAGTCCGTCATCTTGCACCGTCTATCCAGGGCAGTGATTCTCAGAGTGATATTTATAACAACGGCTTCTATGGCAAGTTCTACGGTACTCCGGTTGTTGTAACTCCGCAGCGCCACAAGGTTGGCTCTACTGAATTCGTTCTTAACGATAACCTTATTACTGTAATTGCCGGCGACGACAGACCGATCAAAATCGTTTACGAAGGCGACCCGCTCGTAATTATGGGCGATCCGCTTGCAAACGCTGATCTTACCAACGAATACTTCTATGCTGAGCGTTACGGCGTAGGTCTTGTACTCGCAGGTGGTAATTCCGGCATTGGTCGTTACGAAATCGCGTAATTGAATGAAACTATCAAACGGGGCTCTTTATGAGTCCCGTTAATTGAATGAAAGGAAGAAAATATGGCAGCACAGAGAGCAAAGAGTACACCGGCGGTAAAAACTGCTGAAAGTATCGAACAGGCAACAGCTACACCCGAGATTGTACAGGAAACGAACGAGGTTAAGAAACCTCTTGTTGTAAAAGATATCGATCCCAATCAGTATGTCGTCGTGCGAAATGGATTCCACGGAAAGCTTATTTATAAGAGTCCGAGAACTGGTGAACAGTTCGTCTGGGATGAATTTGGCGGCGAGCAGGATATCGAACTTCATGAACTTCGTAATGCAAAGAACTCGGCCAAGACTTTCTTTGTTAATAACTGGTTTATGTTCGATGAAGACTGGGTGATTGATTATCTGGGAGTTCGAAATTTTTATAAGAATGCGGTCAGTATCGATCAGTTTGATGAAATATTCGAAAAGGATCCCAGTGAAATCAAAGAGATTGTAAGAAATATGTCGAATGGTCAGCGTAGTTCTCTTATTTACAGAGCCAAGGAATTGATCAGTAATGAAGTGATTGATTCGAGAAGAGTTGTTGCAGCACTCGAAGAATCTCTTGGCGTTGACTTGGTAGAAAAATAATAATGAGGTGACCTATGAGCGTCTCATATGATTTGTTTACCGACGCATTTTTGTCGAAGATAACCGAGTATGAATTCATACAGCTTGACGAGAAAGATGTTACATCATCTGTCGACGGTTATATGAAAAGAGCTCTGACACATTTTCGGAAGGTGTGTAAGTATGATTTCTTTACTACAGCCGACGATTATGTTCGTGAGTTCGATATTGATATTCCAAATGAAGATATTGACGAACTGGCTGAAATAGTTTCAGAAGGAATGGTTGTTCAGTGGCTTAAACAGTACGTCAATAAGCAGGAGATTCTTGAGAATGTACTTAATACGCGAGACTTCACTACATATTCTCCCGCTGAACTTCTGCTGCGTGTCGGGAACGCATATGCAGATGCAAGAAAAAACTTTACTCAGATGATTCGTGAGTACAGTTTTAATCATGGTGATCTGACGGATCTTCACTTATGAAAATAAAAACATCCACTGATCATTATATTGATTCTAAGCTTCTTTCTGACTATTTTTCTGCTCTCATAAATCAGTTTTTCAAGATTCTCCCGATAAGAGAGCAAGAGTCAGATTCTCTCAGCGTATACTTGCGCAGTCTTCAATTAGAACTTATCGGATGCCACAGTCTGATAACGGTATTAAATAATGATGCACTTTTTATAACACTGCTGTCAATTCTTCAGTACTTTATTGATAATCCGGACAGTCCGGTAAAAGAAGTAAAGCGTGAAGTGTTCCATGCGATATCTATATGCAATAAGCTTAAAGAACGATATAGCGAAGGCGGTGATACTGCATGAGTGCATTGGACGAATACAGAAGACGAATAGAATCTCGCGGACGTACAAAACGTGAAGCTTCACTCATAAGAGAAAAGCGTATGCTTAATTTACGTGTCCCTGAGAATTTATCATATCATACGGTTACCATTGACGATGTTTCTCAGGATGTAGCAATTGTCAACTCAGACAATTTGAATGAGAAGTATATCTATTCTCTGCCCGATCAAGAACTTGTTCTCGGCGGGCTTGTTTTCTGGAAAGATAATTATTGGCTGATAAATGAATGCGATGCAAACGATACAGTTTATACTCGCGGAAAGCTTCTTCAGTGTAATCATCTTTTAAAATGGATAGATAAACAAGGTGAGATACATGAACAGTGGTGCGCAGTTGAAGACGGCACCAAGTATCTGACAGGCGAGTATGAGGATCGACTTTATATTGCTGCACGCGGTGACACTCGTATTGCAATAACTATTGCAAGGAATGAATTTACTGCAAAGTTGGCACGTGAACAACGCTTCCTTATTGACGATCCACAATCAAATCTTAAACTTGCATATCTTCTCTCCAAACCGCTTAAGGTACCGCTTGTGTATAACGGCAGAGGTGTGTTCAAATTTGTTCTCCAAGAAGTTGTAACGACAGATGATGATAATCAAGAGCTTGGAATCGCAGATTATTACAAGTATTTCCCGAAAGATCCCGGTTTGAGCAATGATACCCCAAGCGATGATACAGGAAAGAGGGTGTGGTTGTAAATGCAGCTGCAAGAATTCTTTGATTATAAGAACAGATTGATGGAAGACTTACTTACGAATGAAACCATTGTTAAGTTGCTTAACGATGATCTACCATTCGAAGATGCTTCAGCGCTCATGTATAAACAAGTATTTCCATATGAATACATCCCGGAGACAGTGCAGGAAGGACATACTTTTATCTGTTGTGATGTAGATATCGAAAGTACATACAACAAAACATTCTTAAAGCCAATTATCTACATATGGGTATTTTCACATAAAAGCAAGCTGCATTTGCCCGAGGGTGGTGTACGGACAGACAAGCTTTGTGCGGAAATAGCAAATGAAATTAACGGTAGTCGATGGTATGGTCTGGGAGAGCTCGACTTGAGTTCAACACGACGTTTTGCTCCTATGACAGATTATCAAGGCAAGATGATGTCGTTTGTGGCAAACGACATCATCTTGCCTTGATAATC